CTGTGTACGATATGATTAAAGGTGCAGAAGTTACCGAAGATTATGATCTTATGCAGAAGGGACTGAGTTGGTTCTCTAAACATTTTCCTAACGAATACTATACACTACTAGACTGAGTCTAGTCACTCGCCTCTAGCTACTCGAGACTAGTAGCTAGTGGCAAGAGGTCCCAAGCCACTTTCAATTTACTTTAGTTTTATAATAATCAATTCCCTTAATTAAAAAGGGGTCCCTCAACTTGGGGTTTAATTGCTTGATTTAGACATTTATAAGCTGTAAATAGTTTAAAGGTTCCAAAATTAATCCTAAAAAATTTTGCGGAAAATTTTTATGAAACTAACTTTAGAGAAATTAAATTTATTACCACCTGACATTCAAAAAGAATTTATTGAAGCTGCAACATTAGCTAAACAAAAACGCGGTATAGAAAAAGCACAAACTGATTTCATGACGTTTGTTAAACGTGTTTGGCCAGAATTTATAGAAGGAAATCATCACAAAAGAATTGCAGAAAAATTTAATGACCTTGCGGAAGGTAAGATTAAAAGATTAATTATCAATATGCCGCCGCGACATACAAAGTCCGAGTTTGCCAGTTTCTTGTTGCCAGCTTGGATGATCGGGAGACGACCTAAATTAAAAATCATTCAATCAACTCACACCACAGAACTTGCTGTTAGATTTGGACGTAAAGCTAAAACACTAATGGATATGCCTGAGTACAAAGAAATATTTTTAACAAGACTTCGAGAAGATTCTCAAGCAGCTGGTAAATGGGAAACAGAACAAGGTGGTGAATACTATGCTGCCGGTGTTGGTTCTGCTATTACTGGTCGAGGTGCAGATCTTCTAATTATAGATGACCCACATTCTGAACAAGATGCTATGAACATAGATGCATTAGAGCGTGCTTATGAATGGTATACATCAGGACCTCGTCAGCGTTTGCAACCTGGTGGAGCTATTGTTCTTGTTATGACAAGATGGAACACAAAGGATTTAACTGGAAGCTTGCTGCGAGAAACGGGGAACATTAAATCAGATAAATGGGAGGTGATAGAATTTCCTGCAATACTTCCATCAGGTAAACCAGTATGGCCAGAGTATTGGAAGTTAGAAGAATTAGAAGGAGTTAAAGCTTCGTTAAGTTTACAAAAATGGAATGCACAATGGATGCAAAATCCAACATCAGAAGAAGGTGCAATTATAAAACGTGAGTGGTGGCAAAAATGGGATAAGGATTATATTCCTCCATTACAACATGTAATTCAAAGTTATGATACAGCTTTTCTTAAAAAGGAATCAGCCGATTATTCAGCTATAACAACATGGGGAGTTTTTCAAAGAAACGAAGACTCAGGACCTCAACTTATTTTGTTAGATGCTGTTAAAGATCGATTTGAATTTCCTGAGCTTCGTAGAGTAGCATATCAACAATATCAGTATTGGCAACCAGAAACTGTATTAGTTGAAGCAAAAGCATCAGGTCTACCATTAACATATGAATTGCGTAAAATGGGCATCCCTGTTATAAACTACACACCTTCTAGAGGAAATGACAAACACTCTAGAGTTAACTCTGTGGCACCCCTATTTGAATCAGGTCAAATATGGGCACCTGTTGAAAAGGATTTTGCACAAGAGGTAATAGAGGAATGCGCAGCATTTCCTTATGGGGATCATGACGATCTAGTGGATTCAATGACACAAGCAGTCATGCGTTTTAGACAAGGTGGCTTTATAGATCATCCTGAAGATTATAGAGACGAGCCTGTAATACGAAACAATAAGACGTACTATTAACATGATTGAAAAAAAAATTAAATACGAGATTAATATTGAAAAACCAAGTAAGACAAAACCTGTCAAACAAGGTGGAGTTTTAAATTATTTAGGAAAACAAAAAACAGTTAATGCTCCTCGTCATTGGAGATCATCACCTGAACATCCAATTGCTCATCTTTCATACATTACAAAAGATGAAGAAAAAATTTTAATAGATTTAAATTTATATGGTTCTTTAAAAGGTAAACCTAACAAAGGTCCATTTGGACTTCCATCATTACAAGGATCTGGCGGCGGGTCTGGAGGAGATGGTGGTGGCGACGGTGGAGGTAGTGGAGATTCAGGAGGAGATTCTGGAGACAGTGGAGATTCAGGAGATAGTGGTGATGCAGGAGATAGTGGTCCAGGAGGATCAGATGATGGAACTGGACACGGAGGACCGGGACCAGGAGTTGGAGGAGATGATTCAGGATCAATGGGTGGAATAGGAATGGGTGATGTAGGTGGATTAGGTGTTAGTGATTCTAGTGGTATGAGTGTTGGTGATGTTGCAGGAACTTCTGAAAATGCAGGTTTAGGAGGAGTTGCAGGAAGTGCAGTTGGAGCGGCAGCAACAGCGGCAGCAGCGGAAGAAAGTGGAATAACAAATGCAATCAATGCTGTAAAAAGTTATGCAATGAATCCAGCAACTATTGGAAGAACTATTGGTATGGCAACTTTTGGAATTCCAGGAGCAATAGTTGGAGGAATGATAGGATCTAATATTGGAAGAGGAGTAACAGGACCAAGTGATGATACTCAAGAAACTTCTTCTGTTCAAAGTTCAACACAAAGTCCAAGTGATGGTGGAGGTATTACTACAATATCAAACTATGCTCCATTAATTAATGTATCTACAGGAGATAATACTGCAGATGCTATGAGAGCAAGATTAGAAAATTTATTAAAAGTACCTACAACTCAAACTGTATTTCAAAATCAAAATGTAAATCCATTAATCAATTATACTTTATCGGATTTATATAATTTAAGAAGGTAATATGAAAAGTTTATTAGATTTAATTAAAGCTTTGTATGGATCAAAAGCAATTGCAAGTACAATTGGTTCAAAAACAAATGTTATTCGTCTTCCAAGTGGTAAACTTCAAAAATATGTTTCAAAAGATTTAAATATTGAAGCAGCATCAGATGCTGCTGCACAAAATGCATATAATGAAATGAAAGAACTTATTCCTGAAGTTGCAAAAATGAATGATGCAGAACGATTAATATTTGAAGGGAATCTAAGAAGATTAAAAAATAAACTTGAATCTTCTGGAGCAATAGAAGGAGAAAATATACCTTCTGGTATTGTATCTATTCAATCAAAAATTGATCAATTAAAACAAGCTGGTAAAGAATTAGAAAAAATAACTGGGGAAAAAGCAACTCTTACTGATGTATTAAAAGATCTTGGAGCATCACAAACTTCTTTATCTAGAATGCGAGATGAAGGTTTAGTTAGAGCAACAGCTAGACAGATTTTAGTTAACGATATTAAAGCAGGTAAAATTAAAAACATAACTGTTGAAGAAGCAATCAATATGGGAGAACCTTTAGATCCTTTTAGACAAATTTATGGAGAAGGAGCTTTAGAACAATTAGATAGTTTAATTCCAAATTTAAGAAATTTAAAAACAGAAATGGAAGCAGAAAAACTAGCAAGATCTAAATTTAAATTTGAACCAGATGAAAATAGATTACCAGGATCTGTATCAATAGAAGAAGGAAGAAAAGCGGAACAAGAATTTGGAATTAATAAACCAGCCAAGGTGTCTGATTTTAAAGCAGAAGCAACTAGAAGAACAAGTGTAGATGATTTAATAGATGAATATAATGCAAATCAAGATAGATTATTATTAACAGATGATGAAGGTGGAACTTTAATTACTTATCCTGAATATAATAGATTAAGAGATAGAAATGAGGAGATTGCAAAAGTTTTAGAAGAAAAAGGAATAAGATCAACACCAGAAGTAGAAACAAAACCAGAAGGAATAGTAATTCCATTTAAAAAGAAACCAGAAGAATTTGCGATAGGAGGAAGAGTTGGATTTAAATTTGGTAGTGGTAAAAAAATAATTGATGCAATGTTAAATGCAAATAAATTAAAAGCTAAACATAAAGATGCTTTTAAAGCACATGATCAAATCAATGTAGATATTAATGATAAAATTGCCCCTGATATGATTGCAGAAACAATGGCTGAAATGAAAGGTAAAGATTATTTTAGTCTTTCTCAAAAAGAACAACTTAATTATTATCAAAAAGCTTTAGCCTATGTTGATGATTTAAGAATGATAAAAAAAGAAAATACAATATCTCCATCAATTGAAATTGAACAAGCAATGCAAGAAGGAATTCAAAAAACAAATAAAATGATAGGCCTTGGACTAGATCCATCTAAAAGTAAAGATTATGATAAATTTTTAGAAATGCAATCAATACAACAAAAGTATGGAAACATGATTGATGATAATCTTTTAAAACAAATTATGGTAGATGATAATCCTCAAAGGAAGGCAGAAGTACTTGCAACTATTGATGAAGCAATGAAGATGCAAGAAAAAGGAATGTCTCCACAAGAAATTATTGACATTATAAAAAATACTACAAGAACTAAACAAGCTAAAGGTGGCTCCGCTGGTTTAGATTACTTAATGGGTTTATAATGCCTTCAGAATATAATGTATTATCAAACGAACAAAGGTCTGCTCTTGCAAGAAAAAAAGTTATTGATTTTGTAAATAAATTTAAAAAAGAAAATGATAGATTACCTTCACAACAAGAAATTAGAAAACAAGGTAAATTTGATTTTGAAACAGTTAAAAAAGCCATAGAGTCAGGTGAAGTAAAAACACTTCCATTACAATCTACAAAAGGACAATTTACAAAAATTCCAGTTGAAAAAGATTTAAGAATATTAGATCAAAGTAAAGTTATTAAAGACGCATTTAAATCTGGAAAAGCACCTGATTTAAAAGATGTTCAAAAAATATTAAAAACAAACGATCCAACAAAAGCTGCAAATAGAATTACTCAATTAGCATCTACTTATATTGGAGATATGGAAGTAGAAGGTATTAAACCTAAATTTCAAAAAGCAGCAAAAGAAATAATAGATACTAATACATATGATTATACAATTAGAGATCTTTATGAAAAATCAGTTGCTAAATCTGTAGGTGAAAGAAGAAGTCCATCTTCTATTAGAACAACAACTCAGAGAGATGTTATTCCAGACGTTAAAGGTTATTCAATTGATGAACCTGCAGGAGTTACATCTTCTGTTAGAAATAAAACAACTCCTTATGCTGTATTTAGTCAAGTTATAGATACGGATATTAATAAGGGAGATAAATATGCTTTTGATTCTATTAAATCTAAAAAAGAAATAGTTTTACAAAATGCAATTACTCAAGGTGATAAAAAAGAAATTAATAAAGCATTAAATGATTTTAATAAAACTGTTTCAGAATATGAAATTAAACTTAATGAAAATATAAAACCAGGTGAGAAGAAAATTAAATTATTTAGAGCTAGTTTAGATAATCCAGAAAATACAATTAAAAATTTTAATACCCTACCTAAACAATATCAAGAAGCTTTTAAAAATAATTTTGTAGATAGAGGTTATTCTTATCAAGTACCAAAAGATATTAAAACTATTTATCAAATAGGAGAAGAATTAAGAGATCCTAAAATTGCATCAGAGGTTTCAAAAAAAGCAGCAAAAGGACAAGCTAGAATATATTCAGAATTTTTACCAGGAACTCAAACTATAACAGGATCTGTTGGAGATTATATAAAAGACGTAGCTTCAGAAATTAAAGCAGGTAAAATTATTACACCATTTTTAAAAGTTTTAGCTCCAGTTGGAACTGCAGTAGGTGCATATGATGTTGCACAATCTTATGCAGAAGGAAAACCATTACCAGAAACAGTAGGTGCTTTTCTTGGCGTAGATCCAATTATAGAAGCTATTAGAGAGGAATCTAGATTAACTCCTGAAGCGAGTGAAATTAAAAAAAGAATTAGAACAGAAGAATTAGAAGGAAGAGAATATACTCCAGGATTAGATGTATTACCACCTTCAAATATAAAACAATTAACCGAAAGTGAAAGACAAAAAGTTGCAGCAGAAGAAGAACAAATTAAAAAACAATTAGAAGAAGAAAGACTTACAACAAAAGAAGAGAGAGGAAAAGTATTAGATTATGTTAAAGAAAGATTTTCTCCATTTGGAGAAGAACGTATTGAAATGGAAGAAGGTGGATTTGTAGAATTTGGTGATCCTGAAACATGGAAAGAAAAAGCATCTCAATTTATAAATAGACCAGTTCATTCAAAACCTATTGAAAAAATTAAACCTAACCCTTTTGGAAAATATGCATCTCAAATAGCAGAAACAAGATTAGGTCCAGAACAACCTTTAAGTAAATATAAATCTTATTCTGAATTAGAATTATTAGGAAATATTGAAGCAAAAAAACCAAACTTTCAAATATTAGAAGAAAACATATTAGATGTAATGCCTATGTATAATCCTAAAGATATTGTTCCAAAAGGAGCAAGACCTGTTATGCCTAATGAATATGATAGAAGACCAAGTGATGGAATATTAGAATTGGCAAGAGGGGGAAGAGTTAATCCTAAAAAATAATGATTAAACCAAAAAGATTAACAACTACAGTACCTCCTAAAAGAGGACCATGCCCGCAAGGCTTGAATATTAGTTATAATACTGTTAGAACAGTTAATCCGGAGAAAATAAAAAATGGCAGAAATAGACAAGTCGCTACCAAACGTAGCAGATAAGCTTACACCTGGAGAATTAGAAGTAGAACAGATTGCACAATCTGTTGAAGAAATTCCCGCAGGTCCAACTGAAGTTACAGAAAACGAAGATGGTAGTGTAGATATAAATTTTGATCCAACAAAAAATTTATCAGCAGGAACAGAGTTTGGAGCAAACCTTGCTGAAGTTATTGATGAGACAATTTTAAATACTTTAGGATCAGAACTTTATCAAGACGCACAATCTTATAAAGATTCAAGAGCAGATTGGGAAAAAGCTTATACTCAAGGATTAGATTTATTAGGATTTAAATACGAATCAAGAACAGAACCATTTCAAGGTGCATCAAGTGCAACTCATCCTGTATTAGCAGAAGCAGTTACACAATTTCAAGCATTAGCTTATAAAGAATTATTACCAGCAGAAGGACCAGTTAGAACTCAAGTAATTGGATTAGAGACTCCTCAAATTCAAGATCAAGCAGATAGAGTTTCTGAATTTATGAATTATCAAATTATGGATGTTATGAAAGAATATGAACCAGAGTTTGATCAAATGTTATTTTATTTACCATTATCAGGATCTACATTTAAAAAAGTTTATTATGATGAAACATTAGGAAGAGCAGTATCAAAATTTATTCAAGCTCAAGATATTATTGTTCCATATACAGCAAATAGTATTGATGATGCAGAAGCAGTTATTCATTCAATTAAAATTTCTGAAAATGAATTAAGAAAACAACAAGTTTCAGGTTTTTATAGAGACATAGAATTAGTAGCATCTGATGAATTAACACAAGATGATGACATTAAATCTAAAGAAAGACAATTAGAAGGTGTGACTATGAGTGGTCAAACTGAAGATGTTTTTACTTTATTAGAATGTCATGTTAATTTAGATCTGGAAGGATTTGAAGATATGAATCCTCAGACTGGTGAGCCCACTGGAATTAAACTTCCATACATTGTAACAATTGAAGAAGGATCTAGAGAAGTTTTATCTATTAGACGTAATTATTTACAAAATGATCCATTAAAAAATAAAATTAATTATTTTGTACACTTTAAATTTTTACCAGGATTTGGTTTTTATGGTAATGGTTTAATTCAAATGATTGGTGGTTTATCTAGAACTGCTACACAAGCTTTACGTCAATTATTAGATGCAGGAACATTATCTAATTTACCTGCAGGATTTAAACAAAGAGGAATTAGAATCAGAGATGATGCTCAATCTATTCAACCTGGTGAATGGAGAGATGTAGATGCACCTGGAGGAAATTTAAGAGATGCATTTATGACTTTACCATACAAGGAACCGTCACAAACTTTATTAGCATTAATGGGGGTCGTGGTTCAAGCAGGTCAGCGCTTTGCTTC